CACGAACTCCGTACAAACCAAATGCTGCGAGTAATTGCCAAACTACATCAGGTACTGCTTCTACAACACCTGCTGCTTGTAATACTCCAACGGCTCCAGCAACTACTGAACACCATATTGTCTTTGACTTCCACCAAGCTTTATCTGCTATGACTGCCATAATTAACTCCTTATATTATTTATTTTTATTAGAACTGTAGTATCGCGTAATCGTATCTAAGTGTCAAGGTTACATCAACTGGGTCTGTAGTATTTGCCCAATCTAAATCACCAAATGTTGCGTTAGTAATCCAAGTACCTTTAAGTGTCCACTCTTCAACCTTATCACCTACGGGTCCTAAAACATTAATTGTTACATCTTTCTTATAAAAATCTGAGTATCCATCTCTGCCTGTTACTGATTCGTGAGATAAACGAACCCATTCCATACATGCCTGTGCGGCTGATGGAACAACAGGATCATAAAGGGTAACTTCAAGTTCTTCCCATGCACCTTTACCTTTAACATATCGTTTTACATTAATGTGGTCAAGTTCAATAGTTTCAAAAGCTATTGTAGGTCTATTCGCTGTCTTAATAAGATAAGCGGGAATACCTTCAATGTACATGATGTACCGATTTTTAGTTTTCGGTTCAAACGGTGTGAACATTATTTCAGAAGGATCTAGTAAGTCTGGCATCTTTAATCTCCAATAAGTTTAATTCTTCAACTATAAATATCAAGTTTATAAAAAACCATCACAATCATTCTTCATAGTTTTTTAGAAGTTTTTTATATCTATCATATATAAATATATCCGGCAACAAAAAACCCCTCAAAAAAAGAGGGGTTTTTCATTTATTAATCTATGTGATTAAACTTACGCTGGGAAAGTTGCTCCCGTTGGAAGTACCACGAAGTCAAGTACGATAAACTCTGCGGTTCTCGTTGGTTGGATAAAAATTTGTCCAATCAATTGATTTCTATCAATCACATCAGGTGTGTTATTGGAATCATCCATAACTACCTTAAATGCTGATAAACCACTATTAGCTTGTACTGATTCTAAGAACGGATTCACAATGTTCAAGAAACGATTTCTTGTTGCTGCTGTGTTCTGTTCAAAGACTAAGTATCTACTTGAAGATGCGATAAACTTCTTCAGTTTAATTAACAATCTCCGTACATTAACCCTATCGAGTGCTGATGGACGACCTTGTAAGGTCTTTTGTCCCCATACAACCACACCCTGACCTGGGAATGAAGCGATTGGATTAACTCTTTCTTCATAAAGAGTATCTCTTTCATCATGAGTCAATCTTGTCTGTGCTTCAAGTACAGTTGTTAAACCACCACGATTCAAACCTGCTGGTGCGAACCATTCATGTGCTACTTGGTCTGTAAATGCTATTACTCCAGGTAGTACAACTGAAGGTGGGACCCAAACAGGTAGTGCTGTATTCCTATCAACAATCTTTACCCAAGGATAATAGGTTGCTGCGTAGTTAGTATCAAGGGCTGATATTGCTGCCGTTGCAGCTGATATTGAACCACCTTTAATACCACAATCTAATACATAAAATGCATCACCTCGTTCTTCACACTTTTGTATTGCATGATTTGTAATCTTTGGATGTAAGTTATGTATAATACCAGGTGTTATTAACATATTGATATCAAACTCATCTGGATTACTTACTGCGTTAATTGCTTTCTTGTAAGCTATTGCTCCTGCTGCTGATGTACTTGAAATATCAAATCCCTGTGTGTTTGCTGCTGTAATACTTGCTCCTGTCAATTTTGGATTTGCTGGGTTATCCCCATCGAATCCACCTTGAAATGGAACAACAAACTTTCTCTGTTTTACACTTGAAAGTACAAGAGTAATCTTTTGAGCTCCAGTCGAATAGGTATCACCAGTTGTTGATGCATCTGTATGTCCTAACATATTTTCAAGACTCATAGTAGTATGAGCTCCACTTCCTGCCGAACTTGGTATAGGTGCTAAATATTCTCCAGCATCTGCGTTACCATAATCATGTCCGTAAGGAACATTTGCATCAAACTCACTCTGTGCATTAGTTTGTAAACTTTTCAATGTCCAAGTTGGAACTGCTGTACTTCCAGCACATGGATTACTAATTGCTGCGTGTCCCATTGGTACTAATGCCTTTGGAATTGAACCATCTGAAATTTCAGAAAAATCTGATAAATAAACGTGTTTAGACCTATTATTCCAATCACCATTATAAGTGAGTTTTCCCGTATTACTAATAGTTACATACCTATCTCCAACTCTACGAGCGAAGAAATTCGTACTCGTAGGATCGAAATTAAGTCCATCCCATTGTTCCAAAATGTTATCAGTTGTTAAACCATTATCATTCAAACCAGTTTGTCTTACTTGAAGTGAGAACTGTCCATAATCACTACCAGCAACTGTACCAGCTTTCTTAATATTCAAAACAACAACTTTATATTTGTTATTTACATCACTACCATGTGAACGAGTATTAACTTTAAATAAGTTATATCGTGAATTATTAATCAACTGTGATTGAATGTATGGTGTTGATGCGTTATTATATGTTGTTGCTGATGTAAAAGTTGAATGACTTGCAGTTATTGCTGCCCCTGAAGCGTATGAATTGCTACTTTGTGCGTATTTGAAATTCTTATACAAATATGCTGACACTGTATTTCCACCAGACTTCTGAACTTGTGCATCTTTACTGAATACTTCTTCAATGTAATTTGCACTTCCTGTATCAAATGATATTGAATAAGTTCTACTTGTTAAACTTTTAGCTCCCCAGTTACTACCACTTAAAGTAATTGATCCTGCGAGCCAATCTGATCCAGCACCAAGTGTACTACCTTCCAAATCAGCAGTTCCACTTGAACCACCTCTTGACGGTAGCAATACTGCTGCAGTCTTTTTAGTGTAACTACTACCACTCAAATAAAGATTAATTGAGTCTGCAGTATATCCACCAGTATTAAGAACACGAACAATCGTAACTGTTCCTGCACTCCTTAAATATTGTTCTACCGCGTACGGTGTGTAATATCGTTGGTCGGTTGATCCAAACATTTCTTCAAACTCTGAGAAATTACTAACAATTGAAGGTACAAAAGCCGGTCCCTTTACTGTTGGGCCAACTATACATGCACCTATTGCTGCAATTCCAGCAGGTAGAAATGATAAATCACGTTCCCGAGTAAACACACCCGGCGATACGATTCTTTCTGCCATTTTATTTCTCCTATTATTATAATTTAAATAACTAAATTAGTCCTTATAGACTATGAATATTTAATATAAATATCGCGTAACTTTCTCAAACGATATATTTGTAGGAGACTATTTAAGTAGTTTCTGAGACTTCTGTTACTTGGGCAGTGGTTGGTGCTGGTGTAAAAACTCCCGTTGCGGGGTCTAAATTACCAGGACCATACTTTTCATTCAACTGTTTAACAATTTCTTGTTCTCTTGATTGTAACGCACTATAATCACTTTCCATCTGAACTTCAGTTGATTCGAGTGCATCTAATTGTTGTTGAACTAAAAGTTTCTGTACCTTTAATTGTCCAAATTGAGCTGATTTTTCAGAATAACCATCTTGTAACTCACGTAGTGATTGTAATTCTTCATCACTAAATTTAGTTTCTGATGCCTTTTCTTCTACTTTTTTAGCCAAATTGGATTCTTCTGTTACGGCCATAACTTTTTCTCCTTATTATTGTTTATAACTAACTATACTATAAATATAAAGTAAATATCTCTAACTTACTTTTTTCTTTAGATCTTCTACTTCCTGTTTTAATTCTTTAATTGATTCTATTAATAATGGAATGATTCGTTTATAATCAACTCCTAAGTAACCATTTGTTCTTTCTATTACAATTTCGGGATGTACTTTTTGAATTTCTTGTGCCACAACCCCGATATCGTGTCCTCTTTCTTGTGCCCATTCAGGTGATTTTTCATTCCAATCAAATTCATAACCACTTATTTGACCAACTTTATCTAATGGGTCTTGAATAACTTGTAAATTATCTTTAAGTCTTTCATCGGAAGATGCATATGCCACTACATCACCACCTGCGTGAATATTTTCAGCAACACCAACACCACCATCAACTATAAGTGCTCCTGATTCTTTGTTTGTTGAAGTTGTTGTGTCATCTACACGAATTGTTCCAAATGTTACATCAGCTCCCGCATCTATAGATTGTGGTGTTGAAAGTGTAATACTACCACCACCATTTGTAACGGTTACTTGATTAGAAGTTCCAGTTAAAGTTCCTACTGTCGGGTCTGTACTGTTATCACCAATTAATAGTTGTCCATTAGTTAAAACTGCAGTTGCTGTAATTGCTCCTGTTCCACTACCTAATAATACTCCACCATCAGTAAATGTACTTGCTCCTGTTCCACCATTTGCTACTGATAAATCTGTTCCACTCCAATCACCATTATTAATTGCAAGTGTTCCACCTAATGTTAAATTACCACTTGTGGTTACAGTA